TTTCAAAATACATTTCAATCATATAACTATCATCAAACTTACTTGAAGTATCTTCGCCTAGTATTAAATCTCTATTGACAAGTGTTCTTGGTAAATAATAGACATCGTGGCCATAGATTTTTAGGCCTTCTACAATTAAATCTTCATAAAGTGTTTTCTCGGCCTGATTGCCAATTCCTTGGCCGCCTTGGAAATAATGATTTACGGGCATAGGTTAACCTACCAAAAATGCTGGGGCAATTTCGAAACTATCTCTTATTTCTTTTTCTAATTTTTCAATATCTGTTTGTGCGTCTGTGAAAATCTTTTCACCATTGAGTTTAACACCACCTAACATTACTACTCCATCAAATTTACTTAAATTAGCACCCCATTGTTTTTTAAATAAAGCTGTTGTATATCTTTTTAACCACTGATCGTTAAAAACATCTGTATAGGTTGTTGGATCTAATTTACGGTAACAATCTATAATTAAAAATTCTCCAACTTGTAAATCATTTACCCAATCCATATCAATATATAATCTATTGTCGTGCTGTTGAAATCTAATAGGTTTCATACCTACTAATACTTGATCTAAGAAATCTAAATGTCTTAGTACCATATCATAATTAATAATTGATGTTGAAGCAAAATCGTAAAGGTCATTTAAACGTAATTGGTATCTTACGTCAAACATATTCATACTAGACTTATCTGAAAATGGAAATATGTTGACTACTCCAATAACGGTTTCAGGACATACTAAGAAATTGCTTCCTTCATACCAAGTAGATGAAACTGAATTTTTAGTGGCCGTTTCTGTTGAACCTAAAGATGCTTGTAATCGAGTCTTATCAGCTTCTGTAACTTGATATTTTAAATATGTTCTACGAATACCATCATAATGATATTGAGCATAGAATTGTAAAGCTTCGTCCAGTCTATCTTCTAACTGGTCATCATCAGCATTAATTTCTATAACTGGCTTGCCTAATGCTCTAAGAGCATATTGTTTAAGTGTTTCTCTAGTTGATGGATTTGCCATATGACTATTTATAATCTAAAAAAAGATGTAATTAGTATCTAATTTGTATTTTTTCACCAGCACTAGGAGCTGTTGTAAATATTAGATTTGTTCCTGATATAGTAAAATCAGCCGTAGGTTCTTGACAAACTCCGTTTAAAAACACAAAATATGTATTAACGTTTGTTGTTCCACCTGCAACTGCAAATGTTGTTGTTGAACCATCTCCTGTTCCTGTTACTAAATTATTAAAAAGATTAATGTTAGCTGTTCCATTAAAAGCCACTCCATTAATATTTCTTGATGTAACTAATTGAGTAGCTGAGCTAGCATTTCCTGTTAACGCACCAACGAATGATGTTGATGTAACACTTGTTAATCCAGCTATCGTTGTTGCTGAAGATCCTAAACTTATTGATGTTGAACCTACTGTTACACTAGAATTTGTTAAAGAAGCATTAGCTATATTAGATATTGTATTGTTTGAACCGTTTATAGTTTTGTTTGTAAGTGTTTGAGTAGCGTCATTTATTGTTACAGTTCCATTTACATCTGGTAAAGTAATTGTTCTATCATCAGTAGGATTTGCAACCGTTAAAACAGTTTCAAAAGAATTATCAATACTTCCTTCAAAAGAAAGAGTTGAATTTTGACCTATTAAAATATTTCCTGTAACATTTAAATCTCCACTAACATTTAATATATCATCTATCGCAGTTATTCCAGAATTACTATCTAAAGTTAAATTTCCTGTAGAAGTATCAATTTTGTTTGAAGTTACACCAAATCTAATATTACCACTTGTAACATTTCCTGTTACATTTCCTGTAATGTTTCCGGTAACATTTCCTGAAATATTTGAAATTAATGTAGAAGTTGCATATGTTACATTTCCTGTTTGTGTTGCTGATTGAGTTGTTGTACCTAAAGCAAATTTATCTTCAGATTCGTCCCAAAGTAAAACACCAGCATCACCTGTTGCTCCTCTATTAAAATGTATTCCAATATCGTTTGCATTTGATTGATTGCTTGCTATACCACTATTTAATAAGAGTAAATTATCCTCAATTAATGTATTTGCAACATTTAATGTAGTTGTGGTTCCGTTTACTGTTAAATTTCCAGCTATAACAATATCGTTAGGTAAACCTATTGTTATTGTACTTCCTGAAATAGAAGTGTCTATTTCTCCTGATGTACCTATAATTCTTAAAGTTTGTCCTAAAGATATATTTGTAGATGTAGAAGTATCATCAGCTATTTTTATGTATGAATTTGTTAATGATGAATTTCCAATATTTGATAATGTGTTATCAGCACCACTAATTGTTTTATTAGTCAAAACATCATTAGAAGTTTCTGTAACTACAGTGTTTTCTAAAGCAATTGTTACTGTATCTCCTGAAATACTAGTATCTACACCTGAACCTCCAGCTATTTTTAAAGTTTGTCCTAAAGAAATATTACTTTGTGTTGATGAATCATCTATAATTTTTATAGAAGAATTTAAAAGTTTATTATTAGAAATAGAACCAGCTAGTTGAGTATTAGATACTCCACCTGATTTGATTGTAACATCGCCTACTGTAACATCAAAACTGGCCGTATTAAAAGAAGCTATACCTTTATTTGAAGTAGTAGCATCTTCTCCTGATACTGTAACGGTGTTATTTGAAACACTAACATCAATACCTTCTCCGCTAGAGAAAGTTAAATTATCGTTTTTTAAATTAATAACATCTGTTGTTGAAGAATCATCTCTTATAGTTAAAACAGGAGTTGTGAAACTCAACACACCTGAACCGTTAGTTTGTAAAACTTGACCTAAAGTTCCATCTGAATCAGGATATGATATACCATCTAAAATAACTTTACCTGAACCATTAGGTGTGATATTAATATTACCATTAGAAGTTGAAACAATAGAATTACCATTAATATCTAAACTGCCACCCAATTGAGGTGTAACATCTTCAACAACATTATTGATAGAAAAATCTTCAACTCTAGCTTGAGAAGCATATTTATTTGTAGAACCTTCATTTATATTATCTGTATTTAAAGAACTTATAGAAGAAGTGTTAATATTACTTGAAGGAATAACTCCTATCAATCCGTCGGTAGCGTCTATTTTACCGTCGGTTAAAATATTATTGGCTAGTTTTCTTGTTTTATCTCCCATAAATTATCCTATAAAGGTAAATACCTTATTGTAATTTCAGCACCTTGTGTTGGAGCCAAAATGAAAGTTAATGTTGTTGTTGAAATAGTATAATCATCAGTAGGTGTTAAACAAATACCGTTTACAAAAACCAAAATATTATCTACATTTCTTCCACTATTTATTGTAAATCCTTGTGTTGAACCATCTCCTGTAAACTTAACAGAAGAATATGACAAAGTATTCCTTGTAATAGATATGGTTCCATCATTTACACTTGTATCTATTCCAGAGCCGCCAGTAATTTTTAAAGTTTGACCTAAAGATATATTAGTTGTTGATGAACTTTCGTCAGCAATAATAATAGAAGGAAAAATATTTGTTAAAGAAGTTAAGTTTTTATTCGTTAAAGATTGAGAACCTGAATTAGTAGTTACAGTATTATCTATATTAATAGTTACAGTATCTTGTGAAACAACCGCATCTATTCCTGTTCCGCCTGAAAATTTTAAAGTTTCACCTAAATTTATATTACTTAAAGTAGAGGTATCATCAGAAATTTTTATAGAAGGAAATGTATTCGTTAATGATGTCAAATCTTTATTAGTAATAACCTGAGCATCTGTTGTTCCTAAAACAGTTCCGGAAGGTAATGTTTTACCTAAAACTTGTGTTGATGATAATACAGTTGTTGCATTTATTTTAAAGTCTTTACCACTTAATAAATTTAAGTGTTCAGAAGAAGTCCAAGAATCAGTAGTATCTAACCAATTAAAAGTTTTATCACTTAAACCTTTAAGAGTAATACCACCACCATCAGCAGTTGTATCAGAAGGAGTAGTTACATCTCCTAAGACAATATTTTTATCTTCTACTAATAAGTTTGTAGTATTAATATTAGTTGTTGTTCCACTAACAGTTAAATTTCCTGTTATCGTTACATCATTAGGCAATCCAAAAGTAACAGTGTTGTTTGATACTGAAACTTCAATCTCATTTGAAGTTCCTAAAAAAGTTAAATTATCTGTTAATAAATTTACACTATCGGTTGTTGATGTACCATCTCTAATAGTTAAAGACGTTGCAATACTTGAATTACTAGCTGAGGTTATTCTTCCTTGTTGATCTATTGTAATAACTGGCACCTGTGATGAAGAACCATAAGTGTTTGGATTTACTGATGTATTATCCAAATCTATATTAATTGTATCTCCTGAAATTGTAGCAGTAATTCCAGTATCTCCTGATATTTTTAATGTTTCACCTAATGATATTGAAGTAACAGAAGATGTATCATCCGAAATGTTTATAGAAGAATTTAAAAGTTTATTATTAGTAATAGAACCAGCTAATTGACTATTTGAAATACCACTTGATTTAATTGTAACATCACCTACTGTAACATCAAAACTGGCCGTATTAAATGTTGCGACACCTTTATTTGATGAGGTAGCGTTTTCTGCAGCAATTGTAATTGTGTTGCCAGAAATAGTAGTGTCAATAGCTTCTCCGCCTGATATTTTTAATGTTTGGCCTAAAGAAATATTTGATTGGGTTGATGTATCATCTACAAATTTAATTGAAGAATTAGTTAATGAATTATTACCAATGCTAGATAATGTATTATTTGTACCATTAATAGTTTTATTAGTAAGAATTTCATTACCACTTAAAGTTGCAACTGTGTTATCAATATTAAAAGTAACAGTGTTATTTGTTACTACAGAAGTTAATCCTGTTCCTCCTGCAAAAGTTAGAGTATCAGTGCTTATATCTAAATTATCAGTAGTGTTGGCATCATCTTTAATAGTTAAAGTTGAGCCTCCACCTCCACCAGAAGCTGTTATAGTTAAAATATTGCCCGTTAATGATGTAGTAGCTCCTCCAGCGCCTGTAATTTTTAAAGTTTGACCTAATGGTATATTAGATGTTGTAGAAGTATCATCTGTAATTTTTATAAATGAATTTGTTAAAGAAGAATTTCCAATATTTGTTATTGTGTTATTTGAACCACTTATAGTTTTATTTGTTAAAGCTTTTGCTGTTGCTGACAAATAGGTATCAAAAGTGTCTACATTGGTAACTCTCATTATACCACTATCATTGGTAATTATACCATCACCACTATTTACAGCAGTTGTTCCTACTGTAGCACCACCGTCTATAAGATTAATTTCAGCAGTTGTTGCTGTGATTGAAGCGCCGCCGATTTGTAATGTTGTAGCATTTACTTCTCCAGATGAACCGTAAATAACTGCTTTATTGTTTACGATAGTACCAGCAATTGAACCATCAATTAAATTTATTTCTGTAGATGTAGCGTTAACAGTTGCATCTTCGTTTATTTTTGGTAAAGTTAAAGTTTTGTTTGTTAGTGTTTGCGAACCTGTAAGTGTTGTAACAGTATTATCAATATCTAAAGTAATTGTACTTCCTGAAATTGCAGAACTCAATCCTGTACCGCCTGAAATTTTTAAACTACCGCCCAAATTAATCGTTGCAATTGTTGAGGTATCATCAGAAAATTTGATATTTGGGTTTGTAATTGAAATTGTTCCTGATGATGTAATTGAACCACCTGATAGGCCTGTTCCAGCAGTAATGGAAGTAACTGTGCCTACACCACCTGCAGTTATAGCTGTATTAGTTACTCCTGTAATTCTTCCTTGTTGATCAACTGAAAAAACAGGAATTAAGTTAGTAGAACCATAAGTATTAGGTGTAACAGCAGTATTATCTAAATTAAAAGTTATATTATTATTTGTAACAACAGAAGTTAAACCTGTACCTCCTGTAAAAGTTAAGGTTTCGCCATCATTTATTGTATCAACTGTTGAACTGTCATCTTTTATTATAAACGAACCTCCGCCACCACCTGAAACTGTTCCATATTCTAATGCTGTACCACCAGCGTTAACTCTTAAAACTTGTAGTGATGAACCTAATGAAGTTAATCCTGTTCCGCCACTAGTAACTCCTATAACATCAGTTGTAGTAAATTCGGCTATGCCTGTAACATCATTTCCAGTAAATGTTGCTTTTAAAGGTATTTTTACTGCCATTAATTAACTCTCAATGTTGTAACATTACTTCCGTTAGACGTTGTAAAAGGAATATGTAAATTTGTTATAATGTCTGATAAACTTCCTGAAGTTTGCAATTCTATACTTGTAACAGTACCATCTGATTTAACAAAAGGTATAGAAGAAGAAGAAACTGTAGATAATGTTAAAGTGTCGGTTGTGGCATTTGTAGTTAGAGAAATCAAACCAGCAGGGGATAAATTTAAAGTATCAGTAGCGCTATCAGCCACTATATTGTTTTGGCCCGTTACTGCTATATTTGTAAATGATGTTGATGCTAAACCTGTAGCTGTTGCATTTATACGATTATTTTGGTCATCATAAGAAAAAGAAATTCCTGAATGACTGCCTGATGTGAATAGGCTGGCCGCCGCATCTTGTGCTGCTTCATTATCTATTCCTGCAGCTACTAAAGTATCATTAATAATTTGTATAGTACTACCATCAACATTTACGTTTAAAATATTACCAACTTTACTCAAACCGTTACCAGCTGCTATATCTGTCGTCGCTGATGAGCTTGGTAGTGTTACTGATACTTGTTGTGGACCTGTAATAGGTGCGTTTATAACAGCATTTACCGGCATTAAAATTTCTCCCTTACACTATATTTATAATAAAATAATATTAAATTATGATAATTATGAAACGCCAGGTGATACAGTTATAATACCCTCTACAACTCTTGTAACCGTGCTAGAAGCATCAGTAATTTGTACATCATATACGTATCTACCTTCTTCTAAAGTTTCAGTTTCGTCCGCTGTTAATGAAATGGTTACAATACCGTTAGATGGTGTAGCTATAGAAGTTGTTAAAAATCTTCTTGTTTGCGTAGAGGTATAGCCTTTAGCAATCTTAGATATGGCTGTATAATTAGTTAAATTTAAAGCATCACCATTAGTGTCTTTTACTGTTATATCAGCGGAAAAAGTAGCACCTTGTTCTATTCTTAAATTTGCTCTAGCAGCCATTATTTTGTATTCTTATTATGTTCTTCTATGTTTTTTTTAATCTTTTCATTATAATAATTTGTAAGGACTTCAATTTTTTCTAATTCTATTAAATGCCTCATCTTACTAATTTGCAACTCTTGTCTAGCTGCTATTGTATTTCTCAAATCAATACTCAAATCTTCTTCATTATACTCTATACCATCAATAGTTATTTTTGTCATATTTACCACCTTATTCATTTATTTTATATATTTATAATCCCATCTGGGGCATTTGTTCAAACTTTCTAAAAAAACTTCTGGTAGTAACTGCCAGACCGTTTGTTCAACTCCTCCGTAAAAAATATTTTTAATCTTTTTAACAATGCCTATTTTACTTAATTGGGGGAAAAATAAATTATGCACTAACCGCATGCTAGCTTCATTTTTATTACTGGTAGTTACATAAAGTTTACTACCTTTAGGAGCCCATTCAATACACAAAGGTATGTAGAACTGTGAACTCACATATTGATGTTTGTCTATACCTCCCCTGATTGACCTAATATTCTTTATGTTTAATTCGTCGGAGAGCACGCAGCTTCTGGCACATATTCTGTAACTATTTTCACCCATAACATTATCAAAACTATGAATTGCAGTAGAACCAACCGGTTTATTGTTGTAATACAATATCCACAATTTAAATTCTTTTTCTTTTTTTAAATTTTTTATCAATTTAGATTTTGAACTATTATTAATAAAACCCTTTTCTTTGCATTTATTATAGAAATAAGTTAAATCTAAATTTTCATTATATTCTTTTATTTCATACATAATATTTTTCCCATTCTGGCCACAACTCTAATAAGTTAGTGTTTCTAAGTTTATCTCTTTTTTTTAATCTACTCATTAAAATTTTTGTATGGTTCATATTATGATCTCTATTTTCTAATATTTTTATATAAGGTCTTATTTTTATAGCTATATCACTATCTAAAGTATAAAATCTATTTAAATACCTTTCTCGTATATCATAAGGTAGAGAAGATACATTCATTCCATGGTACGCATTGTTTTCCAAATCTTCCAACTTTTCTTCCCATCCTAAAACATATGACGACATAACGGGATTTTTAAATTTCTTATTTATTAATAAAGGATAAGTAAAAAAATGATCTGCATAACCTATGTTTAGAGAATTGATTGTAGACACAAAAGATACCTCTATATTAGAAAAACTATTTACAAGTTGATTTGCATTTTTTATAATATCATCAAAATTACTAGGATATCTTATGTAATTATTTCTTTTACCCCAACCTTCTATCGATATATTAAAAGTTACATGTTTAAAATGAGGTATATAATCAAAAATAGTTTTATTTTTTATTTTAGGTATATTGGTACCATTAGTAATTATTCTTAAATTTTGTTTATATGAACATTTTAATTCTACTGCTTTTTCTAACAAAGTGTAATTGTACGGTATCATTAATGGTTCACCACCTGTAAACTTTATTTCATCTAACCTTTCTAATATGTAACCTTGTATTTCATCATTAACTTTTTTATTAGTTGGAGGTTTTATTAAAGGTTTAGTT